CCTATTTCGATGATACTACCTGAAAGAATAGCATCTGCTTCGTAAGTATCGTGCAATACACGCACATTACCCGCCTGTAACCCCGGAGCCATGATGTTGGAAGCTACAGGGTTGTCGGCAAGCGTCCTATTCGTACCCTTATATGTTGTTGCCATTATTAATCCTCCTCCTTAGTTAATAAGTTACATTAAGTCTCGTCACAAAGAATTTCTATAACTTTATCTTCGTCAAGTCTGCTTGAACCGATTCCAAGATGAGCCTGAACTCTCGTTGCCATGTTCTTGGTGATGTCAATAGATACGTCAGTCGTGATGTCTCTCGCAATCGCAAGCCCTAAACCTGACTGCGCCCAACACATAACTCTACGATAAGAACTGGAGTCTGTATCAAGAAGAGTCTGCGAAATCAAGATGAACTTAAACCCTAAGAACGTGTCAATTTGACCATGTACTAATGCTTTAACAGAGTTATAATCAGCACTTTTTATTTCAGTAGTTTTAAGTAAATCACGAAGTTGCGTTCCTGTTAATGCGATGAATCTCGGTTCCATGTCATCAACGTCGTTGTTATCGAGAATCATTTTTGCATCAAGTAACTTCTGAATAGTCAATCCAGATGCGCCGACTGCGATAACATTACCAGCAGGAAATGTTACGGTATCTCCACCTGCTTTGCCGATGTATGATGTTGCAAACGCCTGGGTGATAATCTCATCATCGATTGAACGCCCTAACGAGTACGAAGCATTGATTGTGTATTTATTGGTGGGGTCTTGGAGCATTTTCAATTCATCTTCTTTATCAATCAAATCGCCCCAGTCGTAATCGACCATAGAAACCTTGCGTCTCTGGTGCTGCGTATTTAATACTGGTGTATCTGCATGGCGGGTTGTTCTTTTTCGTGCGGCGGTCTTGGCTATCTGATCCATGTAGGTATCTTCGCCAACTACTCCTGATTTTAATAATACTGAATTACGGAGCCGTGAGCCTTTCTGTTGGGAAAGGAGTATCACGTCCGCGTTAAACTGCTTAACTAAAGCAGCATCAACAGTGTATAGTCCCATCGTTAATCTCCTTTGTTAATGTTTAATTTCGTCGATGTAAGCGTGTCCCTTTCGGGGGCTAACAAAGTAAATAAGTTTTTGGGGCTCAACACCGTTGAGCGTATCCACTACTAGCAACTATCGGGGGCTTTCCGTGTCCTTTAGTTGCTTTACTGCCCTAACTTCAATTTATACAGCCTTGCCCTTTTCTCGACAAACTCCTGATGCCGGGGGTCTGAGGCGTTATGCAATGGGCTTTTAGTATCAGCTTCCATTGTTTTAATTTCAGCGTCTGCTTCCGCAGGAGTTTGAGTCAAGCCTTGTCCTTTACCGATAAGTAAATCTTCGCTCATTACCTTGCCGATATTAGAAAAAGCCTCAATCACAACAGGATGGTTTCCGATTCCCTGCTTGAAAGCCGCAATCCCTTCTGGGGGGACAAAAGTATCATAGACTTTATTCGCCAGCGCTACATTCTGCCCGTATGCCCCTCCCCACTTCTTATGAAGGTCGGCTACGGAGTCATTGTAAATCTTCTCATTATTCTCATTCATGCCGGAGAATTGACCTATGCCGTAATTCATGTAAAATTTATATAAACCATCAAACTGTTTAGGCGACATTCCAAGTTTATGCGCTTCCGTTCGAAATCCTTTTACCATCTCTTCATCCATCGGAAAGTCTTTAGGAATTTCCAAGTCAGTTGGTATTTTATACGCTTCGGCATTTTCAGGATGCCCAAGTTTCTTATGGAACATACTTATTGCTTCGGTATCGTTTTCATCTTTGGGGACAGGTAAACTTTCCCTGCCTAAGAACTTCTGCGCTGCTACTAATCCCCTATGTGCTTCATTCGCGTCTTTGTACTTTGCAAATACTGGGTCTGCCTTAATATCTTCTGGTAGCGTTGCGATATACTCTGGAGTTATTTCTTCATCTCCTCCACGTTCATTAAATAAATTACTAAAGCCTTTTCTTACGGTGTCAAGTATCCGTAAATACAACGGGTCAACAGTATCGTTTTTCATCTTTTCTTTCTCCTCCCATTGATTTGATACTTTTTAGAGTTTTTAACCAAGGGAACTTAGCCCAAATTCTTTGATACGTTTCTTTATTTTGTTGATATAATCTTTCTCTATTTTTTTTACGCCATTTAATCAAATCCTCCTTTCTTTTATGTGGCATCATCTTCCTCTCTTAATTTAATTAACTCTGAGATTCTTTTAATATCGAAATTCATCATGTTTTTAATATGTACTAAAACTGAACGCTGCCCTTCTCGGTAAATCATCACATGGGGTTGCTCTAAATAAAGCGTTGATTGATTCACAAAACACATCTTTTCTAAGTCCTCTAATATCTTCGCGCCATCCTTTCCGCTGAATACAGAAATGTATCTTTGCTTTAAGAGTTTTATTTTATCGAGTTGCTTTTGCTGCTTCACCCTTCCCTCCTTTCAAGGCTTCTACGCCTTCGCCTACTTTGGTCATAGCCTCACCGCCGAGGTTAGCCTGTTCTAATGCTTGCTGGATTTCTAATTGCTTAGCGCGCTCCTCTCGTATGACTTTTATCTCATCATCGCTTCGCAGAATCTTAGATGATGTGTTAAATATATCAGCTAATTCACTACGGACTTCATCGTAATTAATGCCATCTTTTACTAATGGTTCAATCTCATACATCTCACGAATCGCAAGTAATAAGTCAGTAATCGAGCGTGCTTCGGATGCTCGTTGTGCTTTTGCTAAAGGTGAGATATACTCAATCTGGTAATCAGAGGTTTGCTCCAATAACTCATCAGGCGGGGGCGGTAACTTGCCATCACGCATTAGTATGTTAAAAGTTCGGGTGATTATCGGGTCAAGTAATTCGTGCATCAACCTACCGAGTACCGGGCCGAGAATTAACATCTTTTCATTTACCCGCTCTATAACCTCAGTCGCGGTCATCTTGGGATTATCCGCTAACATCAAAAACAAATCAACAAAGAATGTGCGCTTGATACTTTCTCTGCGCTGGTTCTGCATTTCTAAACTTAAATTGGATTTCGTGTTGACGTTTAATATCTCAATCTTATCATCTGGTTTTCCTTGTAGCTTATAATTAACTGCGCCAGCATGAGTCTTGAACGGAAGCAGATAACCATCATGCGGAAGGACTAAAGGCGGATCTTCGTCTTTCTGCGCTGTCTTGATAGTAGTCTTTGACATCTGGTTCAACATTTTAATATCAGCCAAACACATCGAGACAGGACTATAAGCGTATTCCGAATCAGAGACTTTATAGAATCGTGGAATAGCGAAAGGAAACTCTTCATACCCGCCTTCCGATAAAACCTTCTTAGTCTTAGGCTCTATGTAAAGCGAGGCGAACGGCATATTCTTAGCATCTTTCTTTCTGATGTTTCGTTCCTCTCTTGGTAAGACAACATGAAGAAATAGTATTGGTTCTTCAATCTGTTTACCTTCAAGTTTATCCATTACTGTTTTTCCCGCGTTATCTCCCCATTTCTGATATGCCTGTCTCGCGGTAAAAGTAAACAACCGGTAAACAGTATCAACTTTGCCCTTGTCATTAACAAGAAAGTAAATCTCCGACATGTGGCGGGTGTGGAATACGATACCGTTTTCGATGTCGCTCTCTGAATATAAAGCTGATGTACCGAATACCGAGAAGTCTATATAACATTCATGTATTTGCTGGTTGAAGTTGGATTGATTGAGGAAATCAAATATCCCATCTTCACTATCTTTGAGCCAGTCTTTAATCTTTTTATTCTTTAAGAGTTTTTTATTCTTCATGCCAAGCGCAAACCATCGGGATGTGGGATTGGTGAGATAACTATGCAATCCCGCGGCCAAGACTTGAACGGCCTGAATAGCCGTTGAATCATATATATCTGTCTTTAGCTTTGTGCCGGGAGTGCGAATCTTGGTAACAATGGCTTTCTGCGGTAAAGCATAGTCTGAGCAATCTTGCCAGTGATTATCCCAAGTGATACGGTTTGATTTAATAGTATCGAATCTTTTGACTAAAGCATCAATGCTTAGATTTTTAGGCATTTTCTTTTTCAAACCTCTTTTTTAATGCTTCGTGGCATTTCTTTTTACTACAAGCATCATAACAATAAATAAAAGCAATGTAATTTTGATTTCATTTTCCATCATCCACCAAGCAATCTCTTCTTCCCCACCTTCGGAGCAGTCAATATCCCTCTTGGTGATGTAAGAATTGTCGAGCGTTGCTTTTCTTTCGTTGTACCTGTGCCAGTCAATTTCTTCTTTTCTGTTTCTTCTAGTTCCTCAACAGATGGCGGAGGCGCTGGAGTTACTGATGGCTTAGGCGCTGGCGGTTGTTGGAATGATGGTACCTTAGAACTACCAAAAAGAAAACTCATGGGTTATTCCCTCCAAAAATCAATTTCTTCTTCTTTTGTTAATGCGTCAACACCGCATACTCATTATCTGATGTACGAGGTAGATTCCTGTATTTGCTTTGCATCCCACCGAAGAAAGGAGCTGTGGCAATCTGACTTTGCATCGCTAATGCGTCGACTAAATCAATATACAAACTCTTGATAGCGTCCTTAGTTACGCCCGCAAGCTCAGACTCAAGCTCAAGTAACCACTCAGCTTCTTGTGAGAACCATATCGTATGAGCTTTAAATCTTGGCTGTAACATTTTGATACGCTCTAACTTTGACCCTGCTTTCGCGTGTTCGATAGGGACAATATCAAAAAAGATGTTGCGCTTCTGCATCTCTTTGTAAATGAATGGCTCTATGACCTGCTTGAACATTCCCTTTTCAATTCCGAATATCTTTAACTGCCATTTTGTTACGGTGTCAAACATCTTGTCTATTAACTCCGCTGAATCCCAACGGCCATAAGGAACGTCAACAATATTCCATTGGTTATCCTCATTGACGCAATTAACTACGATAGCCCTATAACATGAGGCTAAGTCTGTACTTGAGGCGGGGTCAAGCGTAGCGAATCTGTTTGTCTTTTCGATTATCTTATCAACTGCCGCTGTAGTGAAATAACGATAGTCATGTGGATTAAATACTCTTGTCTCTAGGCTCACGGCTTCGCACATTCGTTCACGAAGCCAGATGTCCAGTTTACCCATTTCTCGGAAGGCTGCCTTCTCCTTCTCGATTGCTTCTATTGTGTATTTAGCTGGCCATGAACTCTTGCCGTCTTTCATCTGCGGCATCTTTCGAGTCTTAAAACCTAATTGCT